CATACCAAGCATCATCTGCAAGATTAAAGAAATACGTCTTACTGGTATCAACTTCTCGCCACCGGGAGCCGTTAGGTACGGTATTCCCGGCAGCGATAGTCGGTTTGGTCTCGGTTGACTTACCCGAGAAATTCTTAATGGTTGTTTCAAAAGAGTCTGACATTATTCTGAAATTTCTTCCCACATAAAACTAAATTGAATAGAAGTAGCTCCAGTTGCCAGGGTAGTATCAGTCACAATCGAGCGACCAGGGGCAAGGATAATGCTACCTCCAAGATCGATGAGCCCTCTGGAAGTTAATGCCGTAGTTGCATTAGTCCCGATAGACCCCAACACTTTAACGATAATAGGAGCAACTATTGTGGCAGCGTCATCAACATAAGCTACCGATGTGGCGTAAGCATTCCTGGTACACCTGGCAACAATAGCCGCCGCAAAGCCCGAATCAGTTGTAGTGGCCAGAGCGAGAACGGAATCTCCGGCGGCAGCTTGATCTAAAGCCCATCCAAATTCATGGACAATAATAATTTTTCCACTGCCGGTTGGGTTCGCAAGCCCAAGACCCGTAAAGGTTGTGTTTAAAGTTGTACTTGTGTTTACCGGGGTTTGGTTGGCAGCATAAAAAAGCCTTCCGTTAATAGCTGCGTCTGCGTATTTTCCGCCCCCAGGAACTGTAACCAATTTCCTGTCTGAATTAATTAATGGCGCCTGTCCGACGCCAGCCGTTGTTTTTCCGTACATTAGTAATCCCCTTTATTGATAGTTCAACGCGTAAATTCTACGCAAATCCTGCTCCCACGCACCGTCATAATAGATATACTCTTCACCGGTATCTACTACGTGGATTGTGGACCCTTCTGCCACCGCAGTTTCAGGCCACGCATCAGAGGACAGAACATTCCACCGATGAATAACCGTTTGCAATTTAACAGTCATGGCGCCACCCTACCTGATTGCTTCTACATAAGCCCCATCACTCATGGGGACATAGAACAGTGAATGATACCCGGCACCGGACGATTGGCTCGCAGTTGTGGTCAAATGCCCGATAGTGCTCACACCATCCTTGTACCCAACGATCATCGGCTGGACGCAGGGGAGGTCAGAAATACCGCCGGTTGTGTTGGTACTTACGTGAGTTGTTCCACCAACAGCCCCTCCAGTCCAATAAACTCTTCCACCAACCGTAATGCTGGCCACTGAAAGACTCACAAGCCCCAACTTTGTCGAAGCTATTGCCGGAGTATGAGTGGCTGACGAGTATGTGTATTGAAACAACGTCGCGTCTGCTGCGAAATTCGTTGTGACTTCAAGCATCAAATTCATCAGGAGGATTCGCCCATATACATTAAAATCCTCTACTTGGGTTTGTGCCATGTATGTCGTGTTCAACATAACTCCAGTGTCGACCTGCATACCTCTAATGAGGTCGCCAATTCTTGCTCTTGTACTTGGTGCGTAGTTAGCCATTTGTCAGCTCTCCTATCTTCTTTTGGTGTTTCGTTTCGGCGTTATTGCCGGTTTTTCCACTTCAGGTTCTTCTTCCGGTACTTCAGGTACTTCAGGTACTTCCACTGGTTCAGGTTTCACCTTAGCAGCCTGTTCAGCAGCATAAATATTGTCAAGGTGCGTCTGCAACGGTATGGCAATGCCACTATCACAAAATCTCCTCGCTAACGACCGTTCAACGAAATATGACTTGCCTGCTTTATGCCCGTCTTTATCCTGGTTAAAGTAAATCCGCATTGTCATTTTAAATCCTCCTTTGTGGTAGGGGCGCCGTTACAGCACCCCTATTAAATTAAGCTATTGCCGTGGGAGGGGTTGTTTGCTGATATCTTGCGCCATCAACAATGTAGAGGACAGAAACGATATTCGCTGCGTTACCGCCGGAAGCGCCGAGCTGAATCCACTCATAGGTGTCCGTCAGGGCGGAGCCTTCAATATACATCTGGACAATTTGATCTTTTCCAGCAGTTGTATCAATTGTATACGTTGCCGCGTCTGTCTGCCGTACCATTGTATCAGTAAGGGATGTGTCGGTATTGGCCCAAATAGGGAACGTAGCAGCGAGAGCAGATGTGCCTGCTCCAGTCGCGCCTTCATGTACGGTTAGAACCAAATCGGTATCCCCCCCACCACTGTAGTGGTGAACTATAATCATCACACCGGCGGCGTTGGTAAGTTTAATCCAATCACTGGTGTCAACCAGTGCGTCGGCTGCAACAGGCTCGTGCCCTTGAACGATGGGGAATGTTTCTGGGGTAAAATTCATTTTCTTATATCTCCTAAATATTTTTTATGTGTGGCTTTTACACCACACTTTTAATTAATCTCTGGAATCGAGTTTGATAAAATGACTCAATGTGTTCGTACCCTTAAACGGGGTGATGGCGCTTCCAAGTAAGGGCTGCCCGTCGAACCGGTAAGTAAACCGGAAAACTTGCTCATCTACTAGGAACTGCACGTGAATAGAGACCTCTCCTTTCAGGCCCCCTTTGTCAATGGCTTTATATTGTGAGAAGTCACACAACATAATGTCGCCGGTCGTTCCTACGGTTTGACATTGCTCAATCGGAACTACAGGTCTGCCGAACAGTGTGCCATACGGACTCGCAGAAGCTCCTCCAGCGGGCATGTAGACCGGGACTCCGCCAGTGCCGACAGCAATACTCATCTGATTTAACTGAGGCTCGCAATCCTGGTTAATGACCCATACGGCACTCGGACGGGATTTTGCCATCAAACGTGACCACATGTTATTGATATTCTCAAACACGATAGTGTCTTTGGCTTGACCAGGCTCTTTACCGACAGAGACAACACACCCGGAGTTAAGAATCCCGAGAGCTTCGCCGGAACCTGTCCCGTTTATGATGTGATCTGTGATTTTGAAATCAAACTCATCCCTAAAGCCTTCAGTAATCGTCTGCGCCAGGGCGTTGGTGTCCTCAAGAAGCTCGTCGGTGGCGTAGCAAATACCCATTAGTTTGTTGAGTTTCAGGCTAATTTTTCTGAATTTTGGCTTACTGGCTGTTACTGCTGCCGCTTCTGCTGCTGTATAAACAGCGATCCCACCCGCCCGGGACCCATTAACTCTGGAAGTCTCATCCAGACCATTGAGTTCCATACTGTTCTTGTTTCCAGAAAGCGTTATTTTGGAAACTTTTGGAAGGATCATCCCAGATTCCCAAACATTCTTGAGAATACTGTCGGAGTATTCAGTCTGAACCAAAAATCCACCGTCGGAGGGTGTAGTCTCGTTCAAACCCGCAGCGGCGTTGAACAGCCTCGGATCTACCGAACCGCCGTGTGTCCCAGCCACCATAACAGCGGCCATCTGTGCCCCGAAAGAAGAGAACTTATCCTTGGTCCGATTATCCACACCTACTTCGTACCGGGTTCCATCCTTCGGAGAGGTTTTCCGTGGCAGAGGAGCATCTAGTCTTGACGTAATTTCTTCCTGGCGTTCCATGGCGAGAACCATTTTCTCAACATCTTCAATTTTGTCGAGGATGTCATTTTTCAGGTCAATTTCTTCGCCCGTTAAGTCTCGGGACGCAGAGATGGCAGCGGCATCGAGGTCGCCTACTTTATTGGTGAGATCTTTGATCTCCTGTCGGTACTGAGTGATTGTCTTCATTGTAAATTTGCTCCTTTAAATTAATTTTTTTAAAACTCTATCCGCTCGTGCAAGCAAGGCGGCAGAAGACATTCTCTTATCAAATTCCTTCGGATTAACGACAGGGATCACCTCATCTACGACTGTGGCCACAGGTTCGATGGATTCCGGTTCCGGTGTGGCGGAAACGTCTCGTTTCTCACCTGCCAGCCCTTCAGATATGATAGCCTTTGCCTGTTTTATAGGGCATCCTGCGTCCCGTAGAATGCGCTCAACTTCTCTTGCTGTTAAATCTTTATCTTCACCGGATTTCAATTTATCCGGAACTTTCGCAAATACTGACAAATCGAACATGGTGGCTTTAGCTTCAGATACCCCAGCTATGCTGTCAATAAATCCAGCATCAAGAGCTTCCTGTGCTGTGAACCAAGTTTCAGCTTCCATCAGCGCCAGAACGTCCTCCTCGGACTTACCGGATTTATCCATGTAAGTCTTGGCAATCGTGCCACGCACTTTGTCCAGCAGTTCTGCCTCTTTCCTGAAATCTTCAGCACCCCCGGCCATCATTGACCAAGGCTCGTGGATCATCATGAAAGCATTCTCTGCCATAACAACCTCATCCGCCGCCATAACAATAACGGAAGCGATGGAAGCCGCCAGGCCGTCCACATGTGCAACCACTCTGGCCGGATGTTGTTTGACAGCATTAAAAATTGCGGTGCCGTCAAATACTGACCCGCCCGGGGAGTTGACCCGGATGTTGACCAGTTTAGATGTGATTTTGTTAAAATCTTTGACGAATACACTGGCATCTACACCCCAAAAAGACACCTCGTCATAAATGTAGACAGTTGTTTCGTCCGCTTTGTTCTCAATCCTGTACGCATTGCGAGTGTTTCTTTGGAATATGCTTCTCATAGTTTAAACCTCGTCGTCCCGGTCGTTATCGTCAATCGTATCCGGCTCCATGCCGGTATCCTTTCCTACGTCTTCAAGTTTCTGTACGTTCAAGGAGATGTGATGAACATACCCCTCTTCTATCGGATTCATGTCTTCTTTCGCTCTAACCTCATTTATACTGAACACACCTCTGTCCAGCATTACAGTGTAGAAATCCGCTCTGTCTTTACTACTGCCTCGTAATAGACCTTCCAGGATATGCTTGAAATACAGGCCCTGACGGAACTCAGAAACTGTGAGTAACTGCAAGTTATAGTTCTGCTCCAGACGAACAGCCCAAGGCAACAGGCAATCTGTCACAAATGCTGTCTGCTCAGACTCTATGTTATTGAAAGATGACTTGGAGAGGTCTTTGAGTTTATGTGGGGGAATATTGAACATACGAGCTATTTCAGATATCTGCCACGCACGAGACTCAATGAACTGTGAGTCATTTGGGGGTATTCCGAGCGTTTCGATCTTCATGCCTTCTTCGAGCAACATGAGTTTGTGGCTCTTACCGAGACCAGAGTGCGCGTCTTTCAGGGAGCTACTGAGGTTTTTATGGGCTATTTCAGACAGTTTACCTGGGTGATTAACAATCGTTCCCGGGTGCGTCCCTTGCCCGAAGTAGTTACTCCCGAAAGTCTCCATGGCTTTAGCAAGACCAATACCGTTGCGCGCCATGTGTATCACGGAGTACCCAATAAACCCATCGAACCCAAGGCCCGGGATGTGCATAATCTGATCCCGTCCGAGAGTAACTGGTTCATCG